GCTGAGTTAGCTCCTGCCGTTGCAGAGTTTGCAGAAGCAGTAGCAGAGTTAGCTCCTGCCGTTGCGCTATTGGCTGAAGCAGTTGCTGAGTTAGCACTAGCAGTAGCAGAGTTAGCTGAATTAGTTGCTTGTGTACTTGAAGTTGATGCGCTTGTACTTGCTTCAGATGCTTTAGTTGTAGCTGTTGATGCGCTTGTACTTGCTTCAGATGCTTTAGTTGTAGCTGTTGATGCACTAGCTGCTGCTGCTGTTACATCAGCATTCATAGCTGAAAGACTTGAAGCTGCGTTAGTTGCTGAAGTTGATGCCTCACTTGCTTTAGTTGTAGCAGTAGCTGCTTTAGTTGTAGCAGTAGCTGCTTTAGTTGTAGCAATAGCTGCTTGTGCTGCGGCTTGTGAGTTAGAACTAGCTGCGTTAGTTGCGCTGGTTACTGCTGCGGCTGCGCTAGTAACTACCGTATTAAATTTATCTATGTAGTCTTGAGTAGAAGCTCCATCGTCACCTTTCGGCCCTTGTGCCCCCCTAGTTGTTGCTGTGTAATCATCATCATCAATTCCTAATGGATTAGTCGATGAAGAATTTAAACCCCTATCTAGTCCCATGATTGTTTACCTTATGTGTTTAAATTTATTTACGTGAAACTATAGACTGACCGAAATACATACCTACGACAGCCATAATTGCATGAGGTAGCCACTCAGGAGTAACCATTCCTTTTAATGTTTTCCATTCAGTAACTGTATTTGTGAAGTCAAGGAATAGAAACTTAAATCCACTCGTTACTTCAACAGGAACTACAGTTGGAAGGTCTAGTATAGGAGCTATCAATATAAAAGCTGCCATAGCCATAAAGGATACAACTAAGAAACGTCTGATCCATTGGGCGTTAGGGTTCTGATAGGCCCTAGCAGACTCTACACTATCCTCAGAGGCCGAGAATCGCTGTATGAGAGCTTTTTGCTGGTCAGCCTTATCTTTCTGTGATTGTGACCACATCTTCATTACAGCACCGCCTAAGACGCTTAGAATCATAGTGATAGCTTCTATAGGAAATCCAAAGATAGGTTAACCCTCCCTGCTTTGCTGTATTCGTTGTTCTTGTTTCATTTGCTTTGCCCTGTTACGTTCCCAAGTTAACCACGTACCAGCAAAAGCTGGATCAGTTGGATCTAGAGATACTTTAACAGGGGTGATAATCATATGAGCATCGGCTCTACAAACCTTACATGATTTTGCATTGTTACGGTCTGAGATAGGACATAAGTGATCTGTTACGTGATTGTCTTCGCACTTATAAGAGTAGATGGGCATATAATTTCCTAGATACTATAAGTAAGTAGAAGCCCTCACCGTAGTAAGGGCCTCTATTGTCAGCTACTTAACTAAGTTAAGCTTGTGAAAAATCAATGCACCTCGCATTAATTAAGCTGAAGGTACGATAAAACTAATTCCTGCATTGTCACGCAACTCTTTAACACCATAGATAGTATCAGCAGTGAACAAGTCACCAAGATACTGCTGCTGGTATTGAGTTTGTGAACGAACACTCTGTTGCTCTGCAAGTACCAAAGCATCTTTATGTAGCATTACACCAATACGAGTAGCATTAACTACAGGACAAGCAGAAGATACAAACACTTCTACGCCATATACGTTACCAATCATACCAGTTTTAATTGCATTACCGTTACCAACAAATGCTTGCTCAGTAAAACGTGCAATTCCTAACAAGTCACTCTTAGCGACAGGTGGAATTACCAAAGAACGACCCGTCATAGGAACGTCATTGTTGTCCATAACAAGCATGAATTTACGAATACCTGCATCAGTAATGTCAGCAGAAGAACTTCCACCGTCACCGCCTAATTGAGTACCGCCATTTAAAGCAGGAACTAGAGCGAAAAGATCAGTATCTACTTGAGTAGCTAGGGCGTAACCTGCATCATCAGTGTAGAACCTGCGTAGAGAGGACAATGCTTGCTTCTCTACAATATCTTCAATTAAAGTTGAATATTCATAGTGCTTGTTAATTAGAACTAGAATATCTGCGGTTGCAGGAGAATTAAGCACTACTTGTGTAGAAGCAGCTTTTGCGTTTGCAGCACCACGACTAGGAGAAGGAATGTGAATTGAATCACCTTTCTTACCTACGTGACTCATGCGAGTTACTAGATTAGCTAGTACAAGATTTTTCTTGTATCCAGCAATTACTTCATCCGACCATAATTCGGGGATAAAGGCGGCTGCTGTTGAGCCTGTTACGTGATTTGTACCTAATGCCATGTGAATTAACTCCAGTGTTAATTATAATATTATTTAACGCGTCCTTCTGCGTATGCCCGATAGATTTCATCTCCGAGTGATTCATAACGTGAAGGATCACTATTTTTTAAACGTATGAGGTCAGCCCTACGGTAAATTTTCTTACCTCCAATGGAGTCCCCAGACGACCTACTTTCCGCTTTACCTGATGAAAGAGCTTTTGCTTTAGATTGTCCTTGAGCAGTTTTAACTTCTTGCGTCTTGGAAATCATTGCGCGTTCTTTCCAATTGCTAAGTAGTTCATCGGCTGCTTCAAAGTCGTAAGCATTAGCATCTTGAAACAGACGCTGGCGTATTTTACTTTGGGAAATCCATTCCTTAAACTCAGGTGTTTGTACTGTCTGTTGAGCTTCAGGATGTTTCTGAGCAATAGCTTGTATAGCCGCGTTATTGCGACTCTTTGTATTATTTGCTTCAGCTTCCTTAATCTTAGGATGGTTATCAATTTCTCTTCGGATTGCCGCTTGTGGGTCTTCGTAGAAATCAGGAGCCTCTTCCTCAGAATTAGGATTATTTTGTTGATTAGCCTGTACTTGAGTTTTAAGAAATTCATCTGAAAGTTTTCGTAGTTCACCGATTTCCTGACCCTTACGACCTAACTCTTTCTCAAGTTCTGCGTAGGAATTAGCAACTTCTTCGATGGACTTGCCTTGAAACTTACTAGGCATTTCATATTCTTGTTCCTGTTGCTCACCTGTGTCCCCATCTTCTAGGGAGGTGAAATCTTCAGTTACAGTTTCTTCTAAATCCTCAATAGGATCAACTACAATGTTGTTTACCATAGTGTTACTCTCCGTCTATCAAATAGATTGTGGAGTTAATAAAATGACACAGGCCCTATGTAATAGAGTTGTCCGTGTCGATGAGTTTTGTCTGTTCCTCTAATGTGATCAGCATATTAAGTATAGACAGTTGCCCTTGTACTTCGTATAGGGACTTTTCATCTTTAATGGTTGATACTTGATTTAAAGATTCAGACATGACTACAAGTTCTTGTATTAAGTCTTGCCAGCCGCCTGTCTCAAATAGCCTGTACCTACCATCAAAAAATTCTTTATCTTCTTTCATCTTAGTTTAATGCCTGTGCTGCTTTAGCTAAGTTAAGCATTGTTTCAGACTCAAGATGTTTCATCTCAGGAATGTTTCGTATTACTTCAGACTCTAACGTAGACACTTCCATTTGCTTCTTCTGTAGCTCAATGGCTTTCTTCTGTAGGTCTAAGATACGTTCTTGTGCATCAGTGTCGTTAGGAACCTTCATAGCAGCGTCTGCTTGTTTGTTGTACGCTGAAGCTAATGTTTCTTGTGTTTTAGCCCCTACTAGCTCTGTATCAGCTTGTTTAGCTGCCATTTCCATCTGCATATGCTGCTGTTGCATCTCTTGTTCTTCTGGATTAGGCTGCATCATCTGCTGTACTGCTTGCATCATCTCTTCGCGGTTATTTAGACTAGAGTTTTCAAATACTGATAGCAATAACATGTTAAAGGCTTGTGATTCAGGAGGTAACATAGACATTAACTGTACAGTCTGTGTTGTCTCTAGCTCTTTAGCCATAATTCCCATAGTAGAGTAAGGTGTAAACTGGTAATCTAGTACAGGATAGCGTTCTTCATCAAATTGCATCTTGCGATATACTGATTTCTTGATGAAAGGGATCATAAAGTCAGCTTGGAAGTTACATAGAGTACGTTTCTGACGTTTAATTGAGGCTGCTTGCATCATAGACATTCCAGAAGCAGTGCCGTTACGGGCATTTCCTGCCATACTGGTCGCTGAGTCCATAGCACCTGTTGCCATTTGAATCATACGCTCTAATTCAGCAGATTCTTGGAATGTGTGCTGCTGTAACTGTCCAAAATTGAATGGTTGGATAATTGCGCGAGGATCACCGTTAGTTAAGATGGTTTTACCAGCCCTAATGTCTAACTTAGTGCCGCGAGGGATACGTGTAGCATCCATTGCCATCATTGGGTGTGTCGTTAAGGCTAAAGCGTCTATACGACCACGTAATTCAGCGTCTAATGCTTTCTGTGGGTTGTATCCTTTTTCACATACACCACGACCCCAAAACTTATTAGGAACACGGTCATGCTGATAAGCAATAAAAGGACGATCTTTCATTAAATAAGGATTTTCTTCTGCCCTAAGTACCACATCATCGTTAGCTAACGTAACTACTGCCTCTACTAACTCATCTGTGTCATAGTCAAACTCTTCACCAGAATCAGCTTCTTTAGATAAGTAACGCTTAGGAACTAGGCCCCAGTATTCAGTAATTTTAACACGATCATCTTCTGCGCCAGCATTATCTTCTGGATCAAATCCAAAGTCATGTATGCCTGTGTTGGTTGCTCCTAATGGAACATCCCGATAAGTTCCTGCTTCAATGCCCTTGACAACATGGTAACGGGGTTTAATAACCTCCTGCGCTACTCCTAATGCTGAATCAATAGACAAGGCAGCAGGATCAATTATAAATTCTTTTGGAGATACTGCTTCCAATGGAACTGCCATTCTAATTACTTCAACTACTTTACGCTCTGTAGTTCCATCTAGCGTACCTTCTACTTGTGTCTCTACTATGACACGCTCTGTCTTCTCTTCTATGCCAACTTTAGCAATTCCCGTACCGTAGATAGCACCATTCAAGAAAACTTCGTTAATGGCCTGTTTAGCCCCATCTAACTCTAGGTCTTCTTGTAGTACCTTACGCAAGTATGCTATGTCAGAGGGATTTTCATCTAATACATCATCTCTAATATCAAACCACTTCTCACGACCAAAGGTTGCTTCTTCTAATTCAGATACAGTAGACTCAACCGCTTGTTGTAGAGCAGGGTTAATTAGACGAGAAGATTCAGAGTCACGTAGTTTATCAGACTCTGCCCAGATACCACGCCACAGACGATAGTATTCATCCCACTTCTTTTGGTAGTTCTGGTCACGATGGTTTTTCCATGTTTCTAGACGTTCGCCTAGCCAAGAGGATAGTCCTTGATACTGGTCTTCTTCTTGCTCAATCATATTTTAATATCCTGCTTCTAAATCCATTGGTTCCCACTCTTCTATTTCGATAGAGTTGGTAAAATCTGCTACTGATACTTGATCTATGTATGCTAAAGCATCTAGCAGATCATCGTGTACTTGTGTGCTAGGGAAAGAAATCATTTGATCTTCAAAGTGTTTCCAATCTCTGTCTTTGTTGAACTTGATCTTTCGGTGTTCCATGCGACCCTGTAGGGCCCATGTGATACGGTCAGTCTTCTTTTTACCACCGTGAGTTACATCAGTAATTACGACCCATCGACCTTGTATTCTCATTAGGTCTTCTAGATAGGGCATGATTGCATTCTTCAAAGCCCCTGACTCTACGCCTACTGTAGACGCTTCGTTATCTATTGCAGAGTTAAGTATATTCTCTGCGGTCTTCTTTATGTTCCACCTACCGTGTAATATATCTTTTACCCACCAAGTATCACCACAAATCTTTACTATAGCTATAGCGGTTTCATCTAGTTTAGAACCAGACTTTCCTCTATCTTTAGCAGATTGCTCAAAACCAGCAGGGTCAACCGAGACAATGTAATGTCCGTAGTCTGGTTCTTCTGAGGTTTCAAACCATTCATCTTTAAAGATACCGCCTGAGAAGGATTCAAATGAAGCCTCAAACTCCTGACGGAATGCCTGTGAAGACATAGACCTTCTAGCAACTTCAATCTCTTTAGGGTCTATCAGTGGATTATCAGTAGAGTTAAAACTAAAGGCTTCCCACTCAGGGTCGTCTTGTGCAGCTATGTATATATCGTAGAAGTGGTTACGCCCTTCGGGTGTTCCGATAAATAGGGCTTCACCTTTAACGTCAGCTAAGGTAGGTCGGATGATCTGTTCAAAGACAGAGGGCTTCATAAAAGCATATTCATCCATCACTACATATGCCAGACCTACACCTCGTAGTGTATCTGGTCTGTCCGAACCCTTCAGGTATATCTTCCTACCATTTATTAGGGTTATTGTAGCTGTATTCTCGTGAGTAGACTTTATCACATCTCTACCCAAATCTTTCAACAATCCCCATAGAATGT